GCTTTGGCTGCTGGAATGGCAGTGATACTGCAACGCCACCGTCCAGCGTATCAATCACGGTGTTGTGATACTGTGAAATAAGGATTGCCGGGACAATCTTATTTCTAATCTTGAACATTTCCGGCACGTCCTCTTCTTTGTACGTTCCCGGCTCCATGTAAAACATGGTCATGTAGTTTGGCAGTCCCAGTCTGTCTTTGACAATGACCGCTTTTTTCTTCACAAATTCTTTCATTTGCGCTTTTCCTCCTTGTATCTGGTATGATTTATCTTGAATAGCTTTTCGCTACTATTCACATTTTGACTATTGAAAAACCTTTGCTTTTCGCCCAGCGCCTATGCTGACCGCTGCTTTTTCTCTTCCGGCTCCGGCTGCTTCACAGTCACGGTGACTTTTACGCCCTCCCGCTGTGAAATAATCATTGCCAAAGTGTCAAAGAAGCGCTGGGCATTGAATGTTCCTTGCACTTCCATTTCTGCCACCTCCTATGCCGTCTGTGGCTGCGGTGTGGTTCTCTGGCGCTCCTGCTGAATACCCAGCATATAGCCCAGAATGAACATCTGATTGTCACCGTTTAACTTCTGGAACTCCTGTGCGGTCTTCTCAATCATTTCTTTTTTCTTATCTTTCATTTCAACTGCTGCCATGTCTGCTTCCTCCTTTTCTGTGTTGTGGTCCTCTGCTATAATTGGATTGTCAGCCAGTGCAGGGCTGGCAATCCATAGCAAAGGGGGTGTGTTCTATGCCAATTTACAAAGACGCCATCAAGACTTCTGTTGCAAAGGCTGTCAAAAAATACGGCGGTTCAATCCCGGAAGAAGAACTGGTGCGCATTTTAACTGCTGCGCTGTATGATGTTCTTTCTTCCACTGAATTTGAACGCTATGTGAAAGAACTTGCAGGGAAGTGACCTGCTGCCAGCTTGACTTTATGCAGTCAAGCTGGTTTTTTCTCTCACTTCTCTTTCCACCATTTCTGCCAGTGCGTTGAATTTCTTTCTTAAAATGTCCAATGTTTCTTCCGGCAGTCCGTCCACTTTCAAAATCAATTCAGCGTGTGCGTTTGGTTCGTCTGTCGTGATTTCTCTTTTGTAAATAACTTCATTGCGTGTGCGCTCAACCTCTGCCATCTGCTGCCACCTCTTTTCTTTTTTGAGTTTTTAACTCATTTTGAAACGCTTTATTTGTGTTTCTGTACTCACTATATAACATTGTTTTGAGTATGTCAACTCTTATTTGCAATTATTTTTATATTTTTGTGTTGACTTACTCAAAGCGTTGTTGTATAGTGAAATCACAGTAAGAAAAGAAAGGGGGTATCTACTCTATGGAAGTGTACGAACGTATAAAGGAATTGAGAAAGAACACTTTGAAAATGTCGCAAGCTGCGTTCGGTGAACGTCTGGGCGTAAATCGTGATGTTATCAACAATATTGAAAACAACCGACTTTCCAGACCAGAACAAAAGCTGTCATTGTATAAATTGATATGTAGTGAATTTAATATCAGCGAAGAATGGCTACTGAATGGCACTGGTGATATGTACGCCAGCAATGAAGCCGAATACGGCGCACTTATTGACCGGGTAATGACCGGGCAGAATGAGTTTGCAAAGAATATTTTCAAGACGTTTGCGCTTTTTGATGAAGCAGACTGGGAAGCGCTGCGGCGTATGATTGAAAAATACATAGACGTTGCAGACGCAGAAGACGTGCCGGAAGAAAAGCCGTTGTATGACGACGTACCGGACACACCAGAAGAA